TGGGTGGATGGCTATTTCATGACGACAGACGGGCAGTACCTGATCGTCACAGAACTAAACAACCCGTTTGCCGTCAACCCGCTCAAGTACGGGTCATCTGAAGCCGATCCTGACCCCATCGTGGCTCTTTTGAAGGTGCGGAATGAAGTGTACGCACTAAACCGGCACACGATTGAAGTGTTCGACAACGTGGGAGGCAGCCTGTTCCCGTTTCAGCGTGTAGAAGGTGCTCAGGTCCAGCGTGGAGCTATCGGTACAAATGCCTGCTGTGTTTTCATGGAATCCATTGCGTTCATTGGTGGAGGACGCAATGAAGCCCCTGCTGTCTGGCTCATCGCCGGCAGTAACGCACAGAAGATCTCCACTCGTGAGATTGACCTGATCCTCGAAGAGTTTACTGAGTCGCAGCTTTCTCAAATCCTTGTGGAGTCTCGTGTAGACAAGGGCTACAGGCACCTCTACATCCATCTGCCTGACAGGACTCTGGTGTTTGACGCAGCGGGAACGACCCAGGCCGGCACTCCAGTCTGGTTCACGCTTACAAGCAGTATTGTTGGCAACAGCCAGTATCGGGCCAAGAATCTCGTGTGGGCGTACAACCGCTGGAACGTGGGAGATCCATTGAGCACCTCTTTTGGCTACCTGTCTGACACGCTTTCTTCCCACTGGGGTGTATTGAACGGCTGGGAGTTCTCTACGATCATCATTTACAATGAGAGCAGAGGGCTGATTTTTCACGAACTTGAACTGATTGCACTGACCGGAAATTCCATCTTTGGTGCTGATCCAAGCATTTGGACCTCGTACACAGAAGATGGACTGACGTATAGCCAGGAACGAGTCTGCAAGGCTGGAGTGACTGGTGTGCGTGGCAAGAGACTGTCTTGGCTGCAACAGGGACGTATGCGTCAGTGGAGAGCACAACGGTTTAGGGGAACCAGTGATGCCCAGCTTTCTGTGGCAAGGCTAGAGATTAGGATTGAACCGCTTGCGGTATGATCGAGGGGCCATTCAAGATCACCCGTAACGAGCTGGCTCAGTTCTTGCCTTCCCAACGGGCGATCAGAGCTTTTGAGCAGCTCTTTGCGCTTATCCCTTCAAGTATCAATGACAGCAACACTGTCATCGAAGAGGTCTCTACGAACGCACAGAATGCCGATTCCAAGGCTGTTCAGGCACTGTCCGCTATAGACAGACTGGCAAACGCTGTCGAGCTACTGGCTTTGGCACCCAACAGCATCCCGGCTTTCCCTGAAGCTGATATTGCTCCTCCTGTCACTGTAGTCAGTCAGTCGCTAGATATTCTGCCTCCTGTTATCAACGAGGTTAGGCGCAAGCGGTACGGGGCGTTTCATTCAACTGCCCTTCAGACTGCTGCTGCCATTAATACGGCATATCCCATGACACTGAACGTGACTGACATCTCGTTTGGCGTATACATAGGGACACCTACAAGCCGCGTTTACGTTGATACGGAAGGAATCTACAACTTTCAGTTCTCTGCCCAGCTTGCAAAGATTGCCGGTGGAGTTGGGGCTGTTTACATTTGGTGTCGAGTCAACGGCGTTGACATTCCAGACAGTGCCACTAAGATTCGTATTCAAGGCAACAACCATGAAACTGTTGCTGCGTGGAATTTTGTGCTGTCAGTAAACGCTGGAGATTACTTCGAGCTTGTCTGGAGCACGGACGACACAACTTGCCAGATATTTGCCTCGGCAGCAAGTCCTCCGGTCCCGGCGATTCCATCGCTGATCCTTACTGTAACCGACAACATCTCTTAACCTATGGCAGTTACAGTCAAAAACATCATTCCCGCAAAACAGGCTGAGAACACTCAGACTGCCCAGTACACTGCCGTTAGCTGCAAGTGTATCATCGACAAGTTTACGGTAACCAACACCAACACGGCCAACGTAACCTTTAGCGTCAACCTGATCGCTTCTGGTGGATCTGCTGGAAACTCCAACTTGATTGTCAAGACTCGCTCGATTGTGCCTGGAGAGACTTACCTGTGCCCTGAGTTGGTGGGTCAAGTGCTCGAAGCCGGCGGATTCATCTCGACGCTGGCAGGCACTGCTTCTGCGCTTACTATTGCTGCTTCTGGGAGGGAGATCACCTAGTGACCTGCAATCTTCTGGCTCCAGTTGATCTCACCGATCAGGTTGAGGCAAAGCTCCTAGAGCTTCCTCAAATTGACTGTCCGGTGCTGCATCACTTTGGACCGGGAGTGTACATCCGTGAAGTAAGGATGCCTGCTGGATCACTGATCTTGGGACATCGTCACAGAAACGCTCATACCAACATTTTGGTGCAGGGGAGGCTAAAGTTTCTGAATGAAGGTGGAGAAACGGTTGAGTTAGTTGCTCCTGCTGTCTTGACTTCCAACCCTGGTCGCAAACTTGCCTGCATTATTGAGGACACAATTTGGCAAAACGTCTACGCCACTGAAGAAAAAGATGTCGAGAAGCTGGAGGCTGCCTTACTCGATAAGAGCGATGCGTGGCTTGAGCACAAGGATCAAGTTTTTAAGTTGGAGGAAAATCTGAGACTTGAAGATCGCGAAGACTTTCAAAAAGTCATCTCTGCTTTTGGAATGGATGAAGATTTTGCTAGTTCCGTCTCTCGCTCTGAAGACGACCAGATCCCGTTTCCAGCAGGCACAGCACCCAAGGTGGCTCTGCATCCAAGCCCCATCCACGGCACAGGGGTATTCTCTTCGTTTCCCATTGCTGCCTTTGAGGTGATTGGGCCGGCTAGGCTAAACGGGAAACGCACTCCACTTGGCAGATACACAAATCATTCTGCGAACCCAAATGCGTTCTTTGTGAAGAACGACAATGGAGACATCTACGCGATGGCTTTTAGGGACATTAGAGGTTGTCAGGGTGGAGACAATGGAGAAGAAATTACTGTAGACTACTACCAAGCCGCAAAAGTAAACGGCTGCCAAATAGAAGGAGATCCAAAATGAGTATGATTGCCGTTGGAGTTGGAGGACTGGTTGGTGGAGGCCTTGCTCTTGGAGGCGTTGGAGCTGCAACTGCTCTTGGTGTTGCTGGAACGGCAATTTTGGGGGGAACAGCAGCGGCTGGAGTAGTTGGCGCAGGTCTTTCTGCAAGTAAAGGTGCAAAAGCAGCAACTCAAGCAGCAAAAACACAAGCAGAAGCTCAGGGAATGGCGATTGATGAGCAACGTCGTCAATTCGACACGATTCGAGAACTTTTGCAGCCGTATGTTACTGCTGGAAAACCTGATCTAACACAACCCTACATTGGCGCTGGTCCCGGAGCACTTCAAGCCATGCAGGGACTTGCAGGATTGCGTGGAGCAGGAGAACAGCAGGCTGCGATTGAGCAGATCAAGCAGGGCGCTCAGTATAAAGAGTTGGCCAGGCAAGGAGAGGAAGCTATTCTCCAGAACGCTGCTGCTACTGGTGGACTTCGAGGCGGCAACGTACAGGCTGCACTGGCTCAATTCCGTCCTGCTCTGCTTAACCAGCTTATTGAGTCACAGTACGGCAAACTGGCTGGATTAACTACACTTGGATCAACGTCTGCCGAAAATCTCCTTAGAATTGGTCAAGCATCGGCAGCCGGGACTGCTGCTGCTGGACAGCAATCTGCCCAGAACATTGGAAACTTGATGGCTGGACAGGGCCAAGCACAAGCTGCTGGAATTATTGGGGCAGCAAATGCCCAAGCACAAGGTGCAACAGGAATAGCTGGCGCACTTGGAAATGCTGGCCAGAATTACATGCTGATGCAGGCACTCAACAGGCCAAGCATGACATCGGGACTTGGCACTGGTGGGTTCTATGGGTCACAAGCTGCTGCTCAGTCAGCTTATGGGCCAGGTTTTGACGTGTCGTACTATGCTCCAACAGTCCCTGGAGGAGCAGGTGGATTTTACGGAACTCCTAGTGCTTAATTTTTATGGCCGGACCATACGACTACTCTATCAACATTCCCCAGCCTCCGGCTCAGAACTTCCTTCAGAGCTTGTTGGGTATCCAGCAACTGAAGCAGATGCAGGAGCAAGGTGCGCTTCAGCAGCAACAGGCTGCAATCGCACAGCAGAATGCGGCTTTTCAGCAGCAGATGCAGCCTTTGGAGATGGAAAAGGCAAAGGCTGCTATTGATGCGGCAAAAGCCTCTGCTGCAGAGTCTGGCGCAAGAAAAGGGCTTATTGCGAATCAATCTGAAGCAGCAAAATTTGAGCTTGATCAAAAGAAAAATTTTCAAGCTGACATGAATCAATTGGCATCAGATCCATCAAAATGGACTGCTGAAAAATTCATGGAACTTGGCATGAAATATCCTCAGTCAGATTGGATAAATCTGGCTAAAATGAGAAATACGATGCCAACTAAAGCTACAAACTTTGGAGACAATCTTGGACAACAACTTGTGTTGTCATCTCAAATTGGAGACACAAAAACTGGAAATAAACTTTTAGAAGATGCTCTTAATGTAGCTAAAAGTGATCCTGAATTAAATAGTATTGTTCCTAAAATTGAGCAGCTAAAAGACCAGTACGCTAGGTATCCAGAGCAATCTGCTACGATTGCTGCTATGGGTTTGCAGATGTTTTCTCCTGAAAAGGCCAAGGCTATGTTTAGCGCGATAGAAGAGCGAAACAAATCTGAGGAAACTAAAGCAAAAACACAGGCCCAGCTTCTTGATAATCGCATCAAGCAGTACGAGGCAGATACCGGGATGTCTATTAAGGACATAGCCAAGAACAAGGAAGAAAGATTCAAGGCAGAAGCAGCAGAACGCGCTCACATCGAAGCAGAACCGTTTGTGCGGAAGTACATTGATAGTCGCACGGCTTTTGAAATGATGAAGGAGGCTCCTAAAAACGCATCTGGAGACGAGGTTCTTTTGACTCAGTTTGTTAAAATGGGTGATCCTGGATCTGTTGTAAGCGTTACAGAAAAAGGTGGCACCAGAAATGTTACCTTGAGTGACTATGTCACATCGCTTCAGGCAAAATTAAAGAACGATGGATCTCTTGGTGACGATAAACGCAAAGAGTTAAAAGATGCAGCATTTAGGATGCTTCAGGCCCCACGGAAACAGTACAAAGAGTATCAAGAAAAACTTGAGCC